CGATGCCGGCGAGGAAAAGGACGGGCAAGCCCGCATCTTCCGCATCCCTGAAACATCAGCCACCAGCATCCACCGTGAAAAGCGGATGACCATCGAAGCGCGTGCCGATGTGATTGCCGACGTGGTGGGACGCGAGACGGGCGAGCCGTGGATCATCTGGTGCGATACGGATGCCGAAGCCGATGCGTTGACGGATCGCATCCCCGGTGCCGTCGAGGTGCGAGGGTCTATGTCCGCCGACGTGAAGGAGCAACGCATCATCGCGTTCTCAACTGGGCAACAGCGCATCCTAATCACCAAGCCGTCAATCGCAGGCTTCGGCCTCAACTGGCAGCACTGCGCACGGCAGGCGTTTGTCGGTCTCAGCTTCTCTTACGAGAGCTTCTATCAGGCGATCCGCAGAAGCTATCGGTTCGGGCAGACGCGGCCGGTGCACGTTCACGTGGCGATGGCTGACACGGAAAAGGCGATATGGGACGTGGTTAGCCGCAAGGCCGATGACCACACGACCATGAAAAACGCGATGCGGGCCAGCATGGCACGGGCCACGCAAAAAACCCACGCACGCGCACCGTATCAGCCGAAAACAAACGTCAAAATTCCAGCTTGGATGAGGGCAGCAGCATGAACACGATCATCAATCAGGCTGATGGCAAGAACTGGACCGCAGTGCATGGCGATTGCGTCATGGGCATGAGCGATCTGCCCGACGAGAGCGTAGGCTTCTCGATTTACTCGCCGCCGTTCGTGGATCTGTTCGTGTACTCTGACAGCGCAGCCGATATGGGAAACTGCGCCGACGACGTGTCGTTCTTCGATCAGTACAGGCACGTCATCCGCGAAAAGATGCGTTTGCTCAAGCCGGGCCGTTTGACTGCCGTGCATTGTACCGATCTACCGACGCGCAAGTTCAAGGATGGCGTGATCGGCCTCAAGTCATTCTCAGACGACATCCGAAAGGCGCACCAGGACGAGGGGTTCATCTATCACTCTCGGGTCACCGTCTGGCGCGATCCCGTTGTCGAGATGCAGCGTACCAAGGCCCTCGGCCTGCTTTACAAGCAGCTCAAGAAGGACAGCTCCATGAGCCGCATGGGGATGCCAGACTATGTGATGGTGTTCCGCAAGCCCGGCGATAACCCGGAGCCAATCACGCACGACACCACGGACGTTCCCGTTGATCTCTGGCAGAAGTGGGCCAGCCCCGTATGGATGGACGTGAGCCAGACCGACGTTCTCAATGGCCGCATGGCGAGAGAGGACGCCGACGAGCGCCACGTGTGCCCGTTGCAGCTCCCGTTGATCGAGCGTGCCATCCGGTTGTGGTCAAACCCCGGTGACGTGGTGCTGTCCCCGTTCATGGGGATAGGCTCGGAAGGCCACGAGGCCGTGCGGCTCAATCGCAAGTTCATCGGGTTCGAGCTTAAGGATAGCTATTGGCGTCAGGCGTGCAAGTTTATCGGCGAGGCCGAGGCTAATGCATCCGGTGGAGATCTGTTCAGCATGGTGGGTGCTGCATGACCACTGTCCTCTTCCTCATGGTCCTGATCCTCATTGACGGCACCGAGGACCGCCACCTGATGCGCTCGCACCAGTGCATTCAGGACCGGGCCTCGCTCCGGGAGATCATGCGGAACATTCCGCCGGGGTCGAAGATGGTGACGGAGGCCTGGGTTCAAATTATCGGTTTTCAGTGCCGGCCGTGGAAGATGGAGGCCATGGGATGAGCACCAGTCTTGATGAGATGGCCGCGCAATACGTTAAGTCGTCGGGTTCGGTGACGAAAAAGGCCGCGCTTCTTATGAACGTGGTAAAATGGCTTAACGAGCGCGGCCTTGATGACCGCAAGGTCAAGATTTGCTTGCACAAAGATTTTGGCAATGGGCGAGCCTGCGAGATCCTAATCTATGATGATGGAAAGCATTGGCGCGTGTTGAGATTGATGGTTCGCCGCTGCGGCGTTGTGGAGATAAGTGGCAACCAGTTGTCGAAGATATACAGAAAACTGTCTGCCGAAGCTCGATTAGTGTTTGAGGGTTTCAGGCCATGACCACCAAGCCCATCAGCGGCTACCGGATCAAGGACGGCAAGCTCGTGAAGCGTCCTCCCCGCATGGCTCCCGTCCTCGCCAGCGCAAAGAAGCACAAGGCAGACAGACACGAGGCCAAGCTCAGAGACAACGCCGCTAAGGCAAGGGGGAAGGGATGAGCGTCTACCACACGTTCCAGAAGCGAGTTGGCGCTTACGAGCTGAGGCTGTCAAAGCCCAGCCCAAGGTACGTTGAAATCATCGACGTGAGGATGCAGGGCGACGGATGCGAAAGTTTGAGGATCGACATCGAGGACGCTCGAGACGTTCACTACGCCCTCGGCCGTTTGATCGAGCTTGCCGACAAGGATGACGCGGAAGGCAAGCAGCTATGACCCGCGCTGACGCCCGCCGCGCCTGCGAGCTTTGCCGAGACATCGGCCGCGACGTTGCCCTACCACCCGACCTAGTGCTCGCGTTACTCGATGAGGCCCTACATGACGAGCACGCTGATCGCCTACCGGACTCCCCCGCAGATGGAGCGCAAGGCCGCACAGGAGGCCAGGGAATCCGGTCACCGCGCCTACCTGCCACGGGAGGCTAGCACGACCGCGAAGGGCACCAGGCGCGTTCCTACGGCTCGAGGGTACGTGTTTGCCGAGGGGCGGCCAGCCGAGGCCGAGCACATCAAGAACGCGATCGGTCCTGTTTCAAGGACAGAGCTTCGCCGCCTCTACGTCCGCACCTCCAAGACGCAGCGCAAGCATGCCTTCGCACCTGACGACACCGTCCACATCAAGGGCATGACGGTCGATAACCACGGCAAGCCGTTGCTCGGCAAAGTCGTCTCCGTAATCCGATCTGGTTGGTACGAGGTGCGCTTCTACATGCTCAGCAAACCGCACGTCGTGAAGATCCGCGAGAGTGATCTTGCCGCCGTTCATCCGGGCAGTTGACGAACCGCGCGAATAAGGTTACGGCGCATAGGTAGGATGATCGCCAACATTCCAGCCGGCAGTCTGCGTGGAAGCCGAGCTTGAGGCGACCCTGGGGAAAGCTGCATTCCCCGCGACTCCAAAAATGCGCCCAGAATACAGAAGGCCCGGCACGCCACACGGCTCCGGGCCTATCTTGAATCTCACGGCGGCACCGGTACTAACGCAACATTCCGCGCCGCTTTACACGATCCTGGCAAGCGCCACACTTCCAGGCCGGAACGCTTACTCTAGACCGTACGTGAGACACTACCCAACGATGACGGCAGATTGATGGCCGAGATCCACCACCTGATCCCAGACGACCTGACCGACCGCCCCGCGCTGGTCCTCCGTCAAGCTCTCGACCACGGGTGTGATCCGGTCATCGTGTTGGGCTACGACAAGCGCGGTCACGAATACTTTGCTTCTAGCATTGCCGACGCCGGCACGGTGCTGTGGTTGATGGAGCGGTTGAAGAAACAGCTCATCGAATGACCGCCGCCCGCCTGTTCCTGCTTCTCGTTCTCGTCGTGTTTGTAGCTGCCGCCGCTCATCAGCTCACCGACCGGATTGCAAGACTATGACCGGCCTTTACGTCTCTGGCGCCCTGATGGCTGCCGCAATGGCTGCCTTTCTCATCGTCGGAATGCACCTGCTGCCATGATCATCCGGCAACACAGCCCCGGCAAAATCATCGCCATCGTTTGCCTCATCGTCGGCGTGCTCAAGATGGGCGGCTTGGTCGCTGTCAAGTTCGCCGCTGCTGACCTGTTCCTGCTCGGCCTTCTCACTGCGGCTGTCATCCCATGACCCCTGACGTCGACGACCACATTCACGCCGTGCTCTGGGCGCTTCAGGCCCATGGCTTCAGCCGCCGTAAGGCGACCAGGATCATCAACGAATTGACCGATGATCGCTGGGAGTACATTCGCCAAGCCAGGGCGTTTTGCCAGCCCATGCCCAGCAAATCCGTCCATTAGTCCGCGTCTCCGATCCGCCCCCATGGAGACACCATGAGCCCTCATGACCTCGACATCGACCGCATCAAGCGGCTCCTGATCATTCTTGGCTTCGTCGGCCTCGTGTCCGGCGCTTGGATGGCTTTCAGCTTCGGCGCCAGCATGAGCTTCGCGCACGCCGTCACCCTCGCTCTTCTGTCTTGCGTCGTCGCCGTGATGCCCACCATCATCGACCACCTTCGCCGCCTCGGCCGCAAGCCGGCTGCCGGCGCATTGGCTGTGATCGCCGTGCTGTTTACCGGCGTCGAATACTTCAGCCACCTCGGCTACACCATCGGCCACCGTGTTGCCGATACCGAGCAGACCGGCGTGCAGAACACCCGGTACGAGGACACTCGCGAGGCCGTCACCGACCACAAGGCCAAGCTCGCCATGTGGCAGGACCGGCTCAAGACGCTGACCGCCCAGCACGCATGGGCTCCCACCACCAAGGCGGAAGGGCTTCGGGCTCAGCTCGACAGCGCCCAGAAGGCTATCGACCTCGAAACCTCCCGTGGTGGCTGCAAGACCAAGTGCCTCGCCCTGATGAAGGACAAGGCCGGCCTCGAAGAGCGCATCTCGATCGCCGAGGAAGCCGACACCCTGACGAAGCAGATCAACGCCACCCAGGCCCTCATCGACAAGTCGCGCGAGAAGGCGGCGACGACCGAGTTCCGGTCTAGCCCCATCGTCAACCAGACGAAGTTCGTTGCTCAGCTCTGGACGACCAGCCTAGAGCCCGGCTCTGCTCCGATGAACTGGACCCAAATCGCCATCGGCGCCATGATTGCGCTGGTGACGACGTTCCTCGCGCCCGTGTGCTGGTTCATGGCCTTCGGTGATGCCCAGTACAAGCAGCCCACCACCGGCTTCACGCGTGGCCAAGCACCCGACGCCGAGACTGCAGCCCGCCAGCCCGGCAATGCGATGATCATTGAGCGCACGGTGGATGACACCGTGTTTGCTCAAATGGTCGCCAGCGCCACGAACCGGAAGCTTGCCGCGTGAAGCTCCCCATATCCAGGGACGGCATCAAGGCAGTTGCGGGCGGACCACTCAGGCTCGTCCGCTACGACGCCGCCCAGCCGCCGGACCCGGCTGACTTGCTCGACTGCCTGCTGATCCTCAATGA